GGGATCGCCTTGCCGGCGGCATCCGCGCGGTCCGCGCCTTTCATGGTGTTGGTGTAGCCCGACACGTCATCGAACATCGCGCGCACAGTAGATGCCAACGCGTCATGACCTTGCGGCAATGAGCCCGGTTCGATGCGCTCCATGTCGCTGACGTCATCCAGCTCGGCGATCAAACCGGTCTGCGCGCCCCTGGTCTCCAGTTCTTCGGGAGACATGTTCTTCAGCGATCCGGTTTTTACCTTCCAGCCGCTGTTCGCGGCGGAATTCAAAATGTGAAGATATTGTGAGTACAGCTTGTTCGTCATGCGCTGCATGTCGATCAGGTTCTCGCCCAGCGACATGGTGTATCCGTCAACAAACCACGGGAAGAACGGCACGATCGTGAAATGGTTGTACGGGCTGTCTTCGTCATGCAGCACGAAACGGTCGCACGTTACCATCCATCGAATGGTGCTGGCGCGGCGTTTGATGACTTCGACACCGGAGATTTCGCGCATGCGCGCGATCCGGTTGCGGTCCCAGTTCTCCGGTACTTCGGTCATGTCACCGGTGGATGGCTCGACGAAGAACTCCTTGTATTTGACTTCGCGGTACTGCCGCTCGATCAAACGTCGCGTCTTCAGGTAGGTCTGTTCGGTGATACCGCGGTTGTAGTCGTAGTACGACGGCGCGTTCTGGTTGAGGCGGTCCGACAATAACCGCTCTTCGTAGCGGTCTTCTGGGCAGATAAAATCGCTCTGGCCGGCGGCCATGATCTCTTTCGCAGCCGCTTCGCCATACATCAGGCTGATGTCGTCGATGCTGGAGTATCGCGTTTCGAAGACCTCCGGCCAGTGATCTGGGTCCCGAGAAGCGATCTGCTGATTGAGCACGATGTTCTGGGGGCGCTTGCGGCCGATTTTGATCTGGCCTTGGAGCGAATCATCAAAGTCGACGCGGATGTCGTAGTACCCGCGGCCGGTTAGGAGCCCGTCGAGCAACACTTGCGGCTCGAAGAACTGGGTTTTGCTGATCTGGTTGGTGTTGACCCAGATTTTGTCCAGGCCGTCAGCGGCGTCGTCCTGCGCATCGATCGAGCTGGGTGTAAAACGCACGTCACCGGTGGAGTACAGCATCTCGCCCACGATAGAGTCGAGGGTGCGGAATGTCTGGTTTATCGTCAGTGCGGGGCGGTTGGACGCCTTCATATCCGCAATTTCGGCGGGAGTCCACTGCCGATTGGCGTAGAAATCGTACGCCAGCGCAGCACGGTTCAAATAGTCCTCGTGCCCGCCGTTGCGGCAGTACCGATAGAACTCGTAGTTGTTCCGCGCCTTGTCTTCGTCAGATGCCATCGCGCTCAAGCCGTCATGTAGGATTTGCCGCCGGATTCGATCTTCAACTGCTTCTTCCAGCTATCAGGCTTGCGCCCCTGCACTCGCGCGCGTTGCGGCCGCGGTGGCGAAATGACCATAGACATACGAATCAGCCACGCCAGTGAATCGACAATATCATCATGCGTGCCGCTGGGGAAGCGCAGCAGTTCGCGCTCGATCTGACTGACCCACGGCTGCGCTACGGGGAAGTGTACCAGACCCATTTGCATTTTTTGCTGGAGCGGACGGGCACGCATCAATTTGTCCGTGACGGGTTTTAGCTCCTCCGTCAGGGAGAACCGGACTTTTTCTAACGTCATTGCCTCATTCAGCAGCGGCGCCATGGTCTTGTAAATCTGCCCCTGCTCGATGCCGAGCACCTGCATTAGCGGCCATTTTCGTGCCATCGCGATCATGGAAGAGATAATGCCGTGCACATTCATACGCGCCCGGATCATATCGAGTATGTAGATCGCGCCCGTGTAGTGGTACGCACATACGGTGCCGACGGTCCAGTCATTTTGCGCTTTTTCACCGATCGCCAAGTCCCACGCCATGAAATAGGCGAACTCTTCGTCCGCGCCAGGGAGCGACGTGTAGGTGCGGAACATGTCCTTGGTGAAGTATTCGCCGGTCTCTGGGACAGGGTTTTGCTGGAAAAGGGCGTTCCACTGCACCGACGGCATCGTGTTGCGGATGCGTCGCAGCTCCTGTGATTTGTACCGGTCAGGATGCAGTGCTTCATCCTTGGCACGCAGCAAGATGGCGCCTGACGGCACCTGATCCGGGCCGACCTGGATTGTGCGATCGGGGAAAAGATATTCGTCGTATTCGGCGATAGCCGGGTAGGACACGACCTGCCAGTCGTCCATCTCTTCAAGCGGGACATTGGCTTCCAGCAGCGCCTGTTTGTCGGTCAGCAGCATCCCGGAGAGGTCGCCATCGTGCCAGCGTGTTTGAATAAGCAGCACGCCGCCGCCCGGCGCCATACGTGTGCGGGCCGTTGAGGTGTACCAGTTGTAGGCGTTTTCGCGCACTTTGGGTGACTGCGCCTCTTGGTAGTCCTTGATCGGGTCATCGATGATCAAGATATGCGCGCCGGTGCCGGTAATACCGCCTTCGACACCCGCGGCGCGGTAGCGGCCGCGTTTGGTCGTGTGCCATTCCTCCACACCGCGCGCGTCTGCGCGTAGTTTGGTGCCGGGGAAAATGGCGTGATAATCCGGGTCGTCCAACCGGTCCTTGATCGTGCGGGAAAAACCGATCGGGAGGCTGGAGGCGTAGCTGGCCGAGATGATCTCCCAGTCGGGATGACGTCCGAGAATCCAGCCGGGATATTCGATCGACGCCAGGGTCGACTTGCCGTGGCGTGGCGGCATAAACAGCATCAACCGCGGGGATTTGCCGTCTTCGACGTCCTGGACGAACTGTTCCAGGCGGCGGGCGATGTCCTTGTGGACCCAGCCAGCCAGATAGTTGGGGTTGAACTGCTTGACGTAGTACAGGAAATACTTGCGTGACAGCTCGCGGCGGGCAAACTCGCGGGTTTGCTCCTCGCGGTAGTTGACTGCCTTGTTCTCGATATCGCGCGCTTCGGGGTCTTTGCCTGACACGATGATGTCGCGCGCGCGGCGCGTGACCCAACGGCTGTGAAGGTGTTTGTTATAGAGCGAGATCGTGCCGAGCTGCTTTTCGCACGCCTTGCAGAAGTCGACGTAGGTGACCGGGTCGTCATTGAGCAAGCGAAATTCGGTCAGTGACTGATCGATACCGCACGAACCGCAGTGAATCAGCGGTTTGAGGTGGGTGAAGTCACTCATGGACGCCCTGACCGGTCAGATCGTAGAAATCCGCGTCGATGACGTTGTTTTCATCCGCCAACCGCAGCAATTCCTGTTCCGGGAGCGCCCGAACCTGCCGGCGAATCTCTTTCACATCCCCGGAAATGTGGATATTGATCTCCGCCGGCTTGTCAAAACCGAGGATTTTGGCCGTTTCGCGCCACGCAGCGATCATTGCCATGGGGTCGGAGATCATTCGCGACATCTCGACCGCTTCCTGCAGACCCATCACCACGTCTTCACGGGTGATTTTGGTCTGTTCGCGTACATGGCCGCGCAGTTTTTCGCGGGCTATTTTGACATCAGGGCGCTGGAGCGCCGATGTGGGCGCCCCCGACAGCTCTGCCGCGCGGACCTGGGTCATTCCCAGGACCTCGATGTTGTAAATCAGCTTCTCTTCTTCAGCAGTTAGTGAGCTCATGGGTTCACTTTATCACCTTTAATTAGTGATCTGCTTCCAATCAGCTGTCGAAGAAGTACCGCACGCCATATAACCCACGCCCGCGACGACAGCGAATTGGCCCAAACGCGTGGGTGTCGCACTGATGGTCGTCAAGGGTGTGATTTGCGCCATATTGGCGGCGTCGTTAGGATTTACACCCGCCTTGACGCACGTGATGGTGAGTGGCGTACTGGACGAGCCTACAGAAACTGAGTTGTCCTGGATGGTCGCCGCGGCGAAACCGATAGCTACTGCGCTGTTGTGCGCCGCGTATGCTCCGGCGCCCACCGCCACTGATGCGATGCCGTCAGCTTCAGCCTGATAACCTAATGCCACAGCTCCGGTCGTACCGGAAGCGATACTTTGGAATCCGATGCCTACGTTATTGACGCTTGAAGCGCTGGCTTGATAGCCGATAGCGACGGATCGAAGCGCGCTGGCATGGGCAGTATTTCCGATAGCGACGGTGTAATCGTCGCCGACGCTACTGCCGCTACCGATAGCCAACGCTTCGCTTTGTGTATTAGCCGGCGCTGTACCCGCGTATGTATCTTTGTAGTACGCGCTACCGCCACCCGCCGCAGCGCTCCAGCCAGGTACGCCAGCCGTCACCGTCCAGACGTAGGTATCGGTTCCGATAGCGACGCGCGTCGGTGCTCCTGCCGTGCCGCCGACGATCATATCGCCGGCCGTCGTCATCGGGTTGGTCATACCGGAGGTGCCGGGAATACCCTGGTCACCTTTGTCGCCTTTTGGCCCCTGAATACCTTGGGCGCCGGTAGCGCCGGTAGCACCGGCTGCGCCGGTGTCGCCTTTGACGCCTTGAATACCTTGGGGCCCCGTCGCGCCGGTAGCACCGGCTGCGCCGGCCGAACCTGTCGCGCCGGTGTCGCCTTTGACGCCTTGAATACCCTGGATGCCTTGCGGCCCCTGCGCGCCGGTGTCACCTTTGAACGATGCGCCCGACCCGCTAGCCGGAAAGGCGCTGCCGTTCCACACATACATCAGCCCATCGGCGTCGACGACATACGCCACGCCTGCCGTCAACGGTCCGGCCGGAAGATCGGCGTATGTCGCCACGCGGCCAGACAACTCAACGCCTGCGCCGGGCGGACCGTCTGCGCCATTTGCGCCCGCTGCGCCAGCGGCACCTGCCGGACCGGGCGGTCCGATGATTTCCACGCGGGCGGGCGGCGGCACGACAGGCGACACAGTGGCCAGATCAATACCCATGCTGTCGTAAGGGACAAAGATCGAGTAGCTGCGGCCGCCTTCGAACTGTTCCACGACCTCATACGCCCAACCGGTCAGATTGAGATCGGGGTCATTCGTCGCCGGTAGCGTGAACCCCGCCGGGATGATGCCCGTTGCGTCGAGCGTCGTGCGAAGTTCGGCGGGCACAACAACGACGCCACCGATGACGACGATCTGATCCGACAGGAACAGGATGTCGCCGGCACAGGGCGCGCCGCTACGATCGACGAACGATCCCGTGACCGGTACGCGAGTCCAGTTGTTGGGCAGGCTCATATCAGCTGAGTACGATAGCCGTGACGACGCCGTTGGCCACTGTCAGGGTAGCCTTGGTAGCGTATACACCGGTGACTGGAATCGTCAGCTGCTGCGCGTTGTCTACCATCGCAGCGGTAGCGGCCAGTTTCACATTGGTCAGTGCGCCGGTGGTGACCGTCGCCGTGCCGTTATGGCTGGCCGCGCCGGCTGAATTGACCACAGCAACGGTGTCGCCGTTGGACAGCGGCACGGAACCGGGCGGTACGCCTTCAGACGGCGCGCCCTGGATCACCGGCTGGATCAGATAACCATCGTTGTCGAGGATCGGTGGCCCCAGCGGCTGCCACGTACCCAGGCCGGCGGAGACTTGGGAAGCGACCGCGCCGCGGTCACCGACGATAAGCTTGTAAGCGGAAATGGTCATGACTGATCCTCAACGAGTTCGTAGGTCAATGCGAAAATGTCAGGTTTGCAAGGGTAGAACTCGCCCATGATACCCGTGATGATGAAATCCCCCGGTGACACAGTATGTCGTCCTTCACGTGTTTCGATGTAGTGCACGCCGTTTACCCACACATGGCCGCCTTGCGTATGTTCGAATACCGCCGGATGGTCACCTACCTTGAACCACTGGGTGGCTTCGATCACGACAGGCCGCTTACGGTATTTCACGGCATGTCCTTAATGAAGTCATCGAAGGTAGCGTCGTAGCCGGCTTTGGCCATGTGCGCTTTGTACTGGGTAAACAGTTTTCGCTGCTTGCGACCGATGGCCTGCTGTTTGCGTCGCGCCGCGCGGTTCAGCGCATTCGGCGCCGCGTCAACCTGGGCGTAGCTATGGGGGCGGTTGCTGGGCAGTCGCATGTCGCATGTCCTCGGGTCAGTACCGGTGCTTCGCGCTTCGTGCGGCGCTCTTCGCGCTTGGCACGCAGCTCGTCGATCAACGCTTGGAGGTATTCCAGCTCGTTGGCGATCATAACGGATTGAGAGGCAGTGTGGTGTACCCCTCTTTCACCAACAGCAGCACCCACTCCAGCAGCGCGTTATGCATGACCGCGCACTGCAGCGCGTACGCCCGACCGGCCGCGTCGGAGGATTCCGTCGCTCCGAGCGGTGAACCCGCCGGATCAGTGGGTTGTGCCTGGCAGTTGTGCAGTGCTGCTGCTGGCGGGGAAGGGGCCTGCTGCTGCTGCGGCACGTAGGGCTTCAAGCTCGGTTTGACGCAGCTGGTCAAGAGGAGCAGGACGAGTGCAAGCCGCAAATGTCGGGTTGTCATGGACGATGACCTTCACGTACTTGATCGTGGCGGGGAGGGTTTTGTTCGAGTTGTCGATCTTTGTCTGCGCCTGCTGCTGGATCGGCACGACTTTGGCGGCGGCGACGTCTTTGTGCTTCTGATCTGCCGCTTTCTGCGCGTCGACGCGCTTGGCTTGGTCAGCAACCGCTGCGTCGTAGCCGCTCTTGTAGATGACGTGATGGATATACATCGAGCCAAGTACGAGAATCAGTACGGCTAGCGCCGCGCCGATGACTTTGCCCCAGATACCGGTGATGAACCCCATGACGTCCATCAGTGGAGGTCCTTGCGCTGGCGGTAGTAGACATACAAGGCCGTCACCACGGTCGCCGTGGTCAGGAACGCCGTGGCGAGCATCCAGAACTGGGACGAGGTGATTTTGCCATCCAGGCCGGACGAAATCGACGCCACCACCGCCTGGGTATGGTTCGCCGCGGTGATGACCGCTGCGCCGCCGCCACCGATCAGGGTGGCCAAGTTACCTTTGCCGGCCGGTGTCTGACTGACTTTGGTGGCAGGCGCGTCGGGCGTCGCGCCCGTGGTCGGCACCTGACGCAGGTCACTTTGGGTCAGGGACGGCTGCGTTTCGGGCATGATCAAGGGCTTAATCGCCTCGGGAGGAAGCAACCACAACGTCGTTTCCAGCGCGCGGCGGTTGATCAATCCCTTGGAAACAACGACTTCGCCGGAGGGGCGCAGGGTGATTTTGTTCCACTTCGCCAACTCCGCCGGCACCGCGTCATAGTCGGGCGGCGTCGCGTTGAGTTTCTTGAGCAGGGTTGAGGAGGTAAAGGCGCCGGCGCCCACGTTGAAGGCGAACCAGACCAAGGCCGCGAACTGGTTGTCGTTCAATTCGGCCTTGACCGCATTTTCGACGGTTTTGCACGTAGGGGCCAGGTCTTCGTCGAACCATAGCTGCGCCTGCGCTTCATCGCAGACATCACCCATTTTGACGTTTTTCGTGTGCCCCCAACCGATCGTCCAGGTGCCAGCCGGGTCTTTGTACGCCTTCAGCGCCGGAGCGCCGTTGGTTCCG